CCATTCTCAGGCCAAGTGTGAATGCTGATATGACTTTCAGCGAGAAGGGCAATAGCAGTCACACCTTGGGGAGTAAATTTATGAGAATGTAAAGCAATCAACGTTGATTTACACCACTTAGCTGCCTGATAAAGAATGTCCCTGATAAACCCTTCATCATCAAGTTCGTCGGCAGCACAACCTTTGAGGGTAAAGAGAATATGTTTCATCAGGGTTCAAGGGCAATGTAATAAGTCAGGTCTGTGGTTTGATTAGTCCATTCTGAAATCAGATGCTTAGAGATCTTAACAGTGTAATCACCAGGGAGCAAACGGATGTTCTCAATTTTGACATCAAGTGAATAACTCCCAGTAAAATCACCAGAAGTGGATTGCTCGTAAGTATTGCTGGTATCATTCTCTTTATCACGAAGGATCAGTTTGATAGCATCTCCAGTAGTGTCAAAAGTAAGGTCTGGGAGACTATAGACAGCAGAAGCTTTCTGAAGGGAGACCAGTTCATCACCAGTAATATTGAACTGAATATCAGCACCAGGAAACTTGACATTCTTTTCTGGAGCAGACTTCAGCGTGATCTCAGGGTCTGAGAAATAATACTTAGCGGCACGACCACCACCCCGAATACTAACATAATCGTTGTTAGCAAACTCAAGTTGAGGATCGTTGAACAGAGTGATGCCAGAAAGAAACTGGCTGAGATCGTAAATAGCAAAGTCCACTGGGAATACTTCTTCCGCCGTGTATTTCGCAAGGATGTTCTCCGCATTGCTAATAGTGCGAACTGTGCTTCCCTTTCTGAATACGATGGAGGAATTGATACTGGCGAAATTCTTGAGGACATCTAGGGTTTTTTTAGACAGGATAACTTTACTCATCGGTTGTAATCTTCACGGGTGGCATTTTTGTCGTTGAAATTCAGCAGAAGAACTGCGTAGTGTAGGATCTTCAGAATGTCACGACGAGCAGATCCTTTGCGATCATAACGAGAGGCATACTTCAGAATGTTGCTACGGCAGAAAGCTTCTCCGTCACCACATGCTTCGATCAGATCGAGAGTTTGGATCCTATCATCTCCCACAGAATAGTGTGCGCTGTAGGTATTCACGATATATTGACGCAGTTCCTCAAGGATTGCGTCTTCATTATACTTGTAGTTCATTCGGTCCAAATGGTTTCAATATTATCATGGTAGCATTCTTCAAGGTTCCCGTCAAGGTCCCTGACAAATAACTTCAGACCCTCGCCACCTAGGATCCGAACAGTCCTGCCATCTTTGAGGATGGCAAGACGATTTACATAACCGTGGAATTCATCAGAACGGATCTCGGGCATCCTCTTTCTCCTCAGTCACAACATCAGCATCAATCTTATCATACAGTTCGATGAAAGATTGTTTGGTCTCGTCATCAAAACGATTGACGCAAACCTTGATCGCTTTGATACGATCCTGCCAGATAGCATAGGCACGAACGATATGAACCAGACGACGGGTAGAGATCACCTCATCGATACCACCATCTCGGAAAGTCTTACGGATGATGTCAGCCCAGTTGGCAAGGTTCTCACAGAACTTCTCATCCTGAACGTTCAGAGAAGCAGAAGCTTTCTTGAGAATGCTGGTCTCTACAGTCACAGAAGGATATTCTTGCTCAAAGGTGAGAGGGAAACGCTCAAGGAATGCTTCGTTCAGCACGTTGGTGCCGATGAAACGTCCGTCATCAGAACCTTTACCCTTAGTGTTGGCAGTAGCGATCACGTTGAAACCAGCAGCAGGTTTGACATACTTGCCAATCTTCTTCAGGAAGATACCTTTGCCTTCAAGCACGGACTGTAGGCAAAGGATTTTGTTGGAGGCAAGGTCAACCTCGTCAAGGAGCAAGATCGCCCCTCGCTCAAGGGCTTCAATGACAGGACCATTGTGCCAAACAGTGGCGCCATCAACAAGGCGGAAACCGCCAATAAGGTCATCTTCATCAGTCTCAATAGTAATATTCACACGGATCAGTTCTCGCTTGAGTTGAGCGCAAGCTTGCTCTACAGAGAAAGTCTTGCCGTTACCAGACAGACCCGTGATAAAGGTAGGATAGAAGATGCCAGATTGAATAACTTTCTTCACATCAGAAAAGTTCCCGAACGGGACATAATTGGCATCTTTCTCAGGAACAAGGTTCTGTTGTTCCCGTTCGGTAACAGCAACAGCAGGAGCAGCAGAAGGTGCTTGATATGCGTGTTCCAGCTTCTCTTGAACGGTCAGGTTCCAAGTGCCACGACGGACATAGAACTCACGCAGGCGCTTGACAGCAGTAGCATAGGTCACACCAAAAACACCACAAGCATCTTGAACCTGGGCGGCGTTGATGTCGTTGCCGTAGTTCTTAGACAGGTAACCAGTCAGTTGCTCGGTAGTCAGATCGGATTTGGCAGGCATGGGTTTGTTTCGTTGATGTAGTTATTATAGGGCAGGTGGGTCGGTTTGGCGTCAGACCCAGGACGGTTTGCGAAGTGGCATACGCAGGTAGTTGGATGCCACCCAGGGTTTGCTGGCAATATACATTTTATAAGCATCAAACGTAGAGATGCTGGTATCAAGTTTATATTCATCAGGCATAGCTCTGGCAAATGGTGTTACGTTATTCAGTTTTCCTTTTGGAAACAAATAATATGCTTCCAGCAAAGTGTTGTAGCAGGAATGAATTTTATTATCGTAACGAATAGAATATTCATCACATAGGTTCATTCCCCATTTGATTAACCAGTAGGCATTATCAATTGTTTCTGCCGCCCATTTAGTACAAGGATGATTGCGAAAGGCACCACCTTCTGTGCGATAGGGGGTGCCATCTGCTTTATTGATCTTGCCATAATTGTGATACCAAGATGATGCCACGATGGATAACATCTGGCAACACTCAAGTGGCATCTTGACAATATGTTTATCTGGTAGGCAGATTGCGCTTTCTGCTGGGAATGGGTGCGTTACAAAAATATTCAAGCTACATACTCCACAAACGAATTTAGCAGTTTTTTATTAGTAGATTTGGAATTCAGCATCTTCTTGAATGCCTTAGCGATGTCTCCTTTCTTCGCACCGCACTCTACACTGAACTCCACATCCTCGTCAAGCGAGGAGTTAGAAATCGCATACAAAGCGGTGAAGGACTTGGGACTAGGAACAATCGCAGACTTCTCTTTCTTCCACTGCTTCTGGACTTCAGCATACTGAGCGATGTTGCCGTAGGAGCAAACAAAGTTAGACAACTGAGAACCAGAGAGAATACGGAAACCAAGCACATTCACATCAGGGTTACGATCACGCAGTTGCTGAATGAAGGTGTTGGTGTTGTTCTCCCAACCGTGGAAGTTAGTATAAACCCGACCAGTCTTACGGTCACGCAGGCACACATCGTTATCAATACGACGAGGGCGAACAGTGTATTGATCACGGTATTCATCGTGAAGCTTACGACCATAGGCAGTATGGCAAGCTTCACCATCAGTCAGAATACAGACATTCACTTTCTGAAGATCATTCTGCTTCCTGAACTGAGGGATGATGTAGTTAAGCATCACAATACCTTCGTTCAAAGGAGTGCCAGACAGACCGAGACCGTTGGTAGAAGAATAGCGAGTGGCATGTTGCTGACAGTATGCCTCACGATAAAGGTTGAGAGACATACGCTCAAAGTCCTTGCTGTTAGAACGAGAAGAGACAAAATTTACCAGATGGAACATATCTTTCTGAAGGAAGATCTTACCATCCTCACAGTTCATAGAAGCAAAGTATTCTGCGTTAGAGAAGTATTGCGACTGACCGTTCTTGATACGACGGACACAACCATAGTCGTTGGTGAAAGCATACACCTCAAACGGGATCTGAACTTTCTTACAGAACGCAGTAAGGTTCAGAAGTTGCTTGACAGTAGCAAACAATTCACGAGACATAGAACCAGACCAGTCAAGTAAGAACAGCAAACCGTGGTTCTTACCATCAGGAAGAACAGTCACTTTCTTGAAAAGATCTTCGTTGAACTTATAAGTATGGAGCTTAGCAGTATCAAGAACACCAGTCTTAGATTGACCAGCACGAGCATAAGCGTCAGCAGACTTACGGCACTCAAATTCCTTGACAAGATAATTTACCTCCTTCTGAGATTGCTTACGAAACTCACGATAAGAAGCATCAACATCAACATAGCGTTCAGCAGCATATGCTTGACTGTCAATCCAGTCATGAACTTCGGTCCAGTCAGCAATATAGTCTTCAAGGACTACAGCATCAGGGATCTCAACATAATATGTAGAAGAACGATGGGATCCAGTCAGTCGCTCAGCAGCACGGTCAAACGCATCCTGAGTTTTAGAGGTCTCGCCAGGTTCGTCATCTTCATCTTCACCAAGATCATCAGATGCCTGGGGTTTCTGTTGAGTAGAACCATGCTGGGAACCCTCACCCTCACTAGGATCAAAAGGTTGGTCTTCATCACCAGCTTCGGTATCTTCACCCCCATCTTGGGTCATACCACCCCCACCTTGAGTGGTTTGATCAACCTGAGCGGTGGCATCAACCTTCTCCAGTTCCTTCTCTTTCTTGCTGAAGTTATACACATCAACAGCAATCTGGAGAACCTCAGCAAAAGTCTCTGCTTCTTCAGTACGAGTGACAAACACTTTCTCATCCTCAGCAAAAGGAATGAGAGCACTAGCACCCACCTTGAAGTTGAGGTTGATACGGTCAATCAAGCTATACTCGTTGAGATCATCGTCAGCAATAGAGAAAAAGTCTTGAGCGTTGAGTTCAGCATAACCACCAGCAAACGACTTACGCAGACCAGGATACTTACGCTTCATCAGCTTCTCAATACGGGCATCCTCAATCACATTCACAAAATCCTGGGGGCAGTCCGCCACGTCACGCCAGTCATCGTTGGGGGTAAAGAGAGCGTGTCCCACCTCATGACCCACCAGCATATCATAAACGACGCTAGAAGCACGGTCCCAGTTCGGGAGGGTAAGGACACGGGTATCCACGTTGAACGATGCTGTAGGGCAGTTACGGTGCTCTACAACGAGGTTCTCGGTAGCGAGCAGGCGGGCGAGGTTACCTTTGATCTCTTTGGTGGTCATTCGTTTTCTTTGCTGATGGGACTACCATAGCAAAAAGGGCGGGTCAGCCGACCAGCCCGTGTGACACTTCATTAACTGTCTCCGTCAGGACCGAGAAGTTTTTGATCTTCTCTGCCGTGATGGTTCTATCAAACTTGTCATCCATATTTGATTTATGACTGATAACAAACACTTTAGTATTATCATCAAAGTTTCGTAGGATCCAACCAAGATCAGATGTTCCAGTTTGGTCTAGCGATCCGTCAAAGATTTCATCAAGAATTAGGAGGTTAGTATCCACGCTATTCTTGAGCTTAGCAATAGCTCTCCAAGTAAGCAACAAAGCAATATCAATCCTAGCTTTTTCTCCTTCGCTGAAACTATCATAGGAAAACACATCCCGATACCTAGACTTTATTATCTCTTCAAAATTCTCATCCAGCGTAAAATTGACATAAAACTCCATACGTTGGAGATACTGGTTGATCATCTGGTTCATCACAGGAAGATAAGTTTTGATAATCCTGGTCTTGATACCATTATCTTTCAGCAGTTGTGTTGCTGCTAACAAAGTGTCACGATCTTTCATGCCATCAGCATAGATCTTCTTTTGATCTTTCTTCTCGTTGATGAGTTCTTCTAACTTGACAAACTCTGCTTTCTTATCAGCATTCGTTTCACCAAGTTCTTTGATCTCTGCTTCTATATTACTGATGCTTTGTCGTATGGAAGTAATCTGATAATTCGCTTGAGTAATAGAAGAGTTGAGGCTAAGTACAACTTTTGATAGTCTTGTGAATTCATTTTCACGTTCCTCCTCTTTGGAGATGGCATCAAGCAAATCCTCAACACCAGTCTGTAAATGATTTAGTTCTCCTTCACCTTCAGCAATCTTATTCAGTCTAAAATCTTCACTCAAGTCTTGAGTACAAGTAGGACACACATGATTGTCACTAAAAAACTGATGTTCTTTTTGACAAGATGAAAGTTTTGATTGAATTTTGAAAAGAAAAGTGTTCAACTTCTTCAGCTTGGAAGAAGAATTTGACATCTCTTCCATATCTTTAGAATTTTTTTCGACTTCAGAAGTCAGACGCGCAATCTCATGATGATTTTTGTTTTCATCTTCTAACAAAGTAACGATCTGTGCTTCCTTCTTGTCAATTGCTTCCTGGTTTTTCTTCTCCAGTTCCAACATATACTTCTTCTGAAAGTCAATCCTTTCACTAAGAATGTTCAATTTATATCCCAAGTCTTTCAACTCTTCAACATTCTCTCGAACCTTATCCTTGAGAAGCACATTCATCGTAGAGAATACTTGGATGTCCAAGATGTCTTCGATAATCTCACGACGTTGTGCCACAGGCAAACGCATGAACGGAACAAACGTACTAGATCCCAGAACTACAATCTGTGTGAAAGATTTGTAGTTCATCTTCAGAACATTCTGTTCAAAGTTCTTCTGCTGATCGATCACCGTGCTCTCTTGGTTCCAGAGTTGATCGTTACAATAGATCTCAAACTTATTAGGCTTGATCCCACGAATGACTTTGTAATCATTCTTGCCGATTGAAAACTCAATCTCAGTCACGCAATCCTTCTCGTTGATGCTATTGACAAGCAACGGTTTGTTGATCTTACGAAATGGTTTTCCAAACAGCGAAAAGGTAAGGGCATCCAGAATGGTGCTCTTACCTGCGCCGTTGGTTCCAACGATCAAATT